CTACAAGCCCAGCAGCTCGCGCCAGGTGTTCTGGCCCACGATGCCGTCCGCCGTCAGGTCCCTGGCCTTCTGGAACTTCTTCACGGCGGCGAGGGTCACATCGCCGAAGGAGCCATCGGCGCCGTACGGAGCAAGCGAGTAGCCAAGCGCCACGAGGCGCTGCTGCATCAGCTTGGTGATGTTGCCATTCGCGCCTTTGCGCAGCGTGGGGCAGCCCGCGAGCGTGTTGGGGCCGGCGATGCCGTCCACCGTCTGCTTGCTGAAACCCTGCGCATTGCACTCCGTCTGGAGGCTGCGCACCCAGGCGTCGCCCTTGGCCGCCGGCTTCGCCGTTGCCGCAGCGGGTTTGGAACCGGCGGGGTTCGAAGGGGAGGTAGCCGCAGTGGCCGCGGCAGTGATGTCCTCGAAGGGGAAGTTCTTTCCCGGACAGTCGGTGCTGCCCACGTCCTTGTGGCGCTGCACCTTGGAGAGGCCGTACTTGCCCTTGAGGTAAGCCACCAGCTCGCGGCCCGCGTCGATCTGGGGCTGGGGCATCTCCTCTGTCTGGTAGCGACCTTCGAAGCAAACGCCGATGGAGTCGGAGTTGGCTCCCTGGGCGTGCGCGCCAACGGCCCATTCGGGGCGCAGGGCATAGACGGCGCCGTCCTTGCGCACGAGGAAGTGGTAGCCAGCGCCGCTCCACCCGTTGGCGAGGTGCCACTGGTGGATCTGCTCGGGGGTGCAGCTCGTCGCCTCCGCATGGTGCAGGATGATGCGGCTGGTGGATCCGCGATTCGACAGGCTGCCGAACTTCAGGTTGGTCTCGTTGATCTTCATTGTCCGCTCCTTCCGCTGAATGCCATTTCGTCCACATCCTCGATGCCCACCGTCACGTCCGGCGCGGAGGGGTCGTGGGCCTTGATACGGTCCACGAACGGCAGGGAGGCGATGACGGGGTTGAGGGCGCTCAGGTTCTCCAGGATCGACACGACCTCGATGAGCGCGATGATGGCGCACACTGCGGCAACCGCCGGTAACTCCGGCATCGTGAAGTCGCTCCCCGGCATGCTCTGAGACACATCGGCGTTGATGATCTTCGCGCCCACCTCGTAGGCGACGGTGAGCACGATGAGCCCGCAGAAGCCGGCCTTGTGCCAAAGGCCCTCCCGCATCTTGCCGCTCATCACCACCCCCTGCTTGAGCGCCCCTCCGAAGCCGGTGAGCATGTCCAGGGCCATCATGGCCACGGCCACGAGCACCACCTGCCAGTGGGCAAGCAACGCATCCATTGGCGTCCTTTCTCTCGGTTGTTCTACATTGGGCATCGTCGCGAACGTGTCGCTTGAGAGGAGACGCCATGAACCCCATGAACCTGACCATCGGAGAGATCGCCTTGGAGCACTACCTGCCTGAAAAGCGCAAGCGGAAGCGCACCAACACAGTGGACGGCTACGAGTCGTCCATACGGCTGCACGTGCTACCGCGCTGGGCAGGCGCGACGATCCCCGAGATAACGAAGAGCGACGTGCAGGACTGGGTGGACTCGCTGCCCGAGAAGTGCGGCCCCGGGGGCGCGAAGAAGGCGTACAAGTGCCTGCGCCAGATCATCCGCTGGGCCATCGACGAGTGGGGGCTGTTCGTCGCAGATCCCACGCGCGGAATCGAGCTGCCGAGGATACCGAAGCGCAGCATCGAGACGCTGACCCACCGCAGGCTGAAGCGCCTCATACGCGGCATGGTCGGGTGCGAGTGCGAGGAGACCCTGATCATCAGCGCGGCCCTTGGGGTGCGGCCCGGCGAGAGCTACGCCATAGACTGGCCGAACATCAACTGGCGCACGGGGCACGTGCCGATCAACAAGACGCTCCAGCCAGGGTCGGACGGCCTGAGGCTTTGGCCGACGAAGACGGCGAAGGGCGAGCGCGACGGGTACCTGCCGCCGTGGGCGCTCGACCGCCTGCACCAGTTATGGGTCGAGAAGGGCCGTCCCAGGGGCAGGATAATCGGCAACCTCACGCCGTCGCAGGTGAGGTACCGGATACAAAAGTGGATTCGGAAGCTCAGGCTGCCGCGAATCAGCATGAAGAACCTGCGCCACACCTGGGGCACCATAGCGGCCCAGGCGGGCGTGAAGATAGAGGAGGTCGCGGCCATGATGGGGCACTCGAACATCCAGACGACCTACGGCTACTACTACGCGCACGACGCTGCGAGGAGCAAGCGGGCGCAGCGGAAGGTGGCCAGGCGCATCCTGGGCAAGACATCTGATGACATGTACAAGGGCATCTTGCCCGCGCCCGCATGGGCCGAGACGCTTCAGGCGGCGGCTTAGCCAGACACCTCGTCAACAGCATAACGCGCCCGCTCGGCCTCATCGGCGAGCCACATGGCCATCATCCCGCACAACTCGGGCCGCTCCCCGAGATCTGCCCCCATTGCCTCAGACGCCGCGTCGAGCGCCGATGCGGCCCTTGCCAGGGCCTCTGCTGCATCGATGTCCATATATCCTCCTCGCAACCGCTGGCGAGGATAGCATCAGGAGGCAACAACCTATGCCGCGTTTGGCATAAACAGTGATTCGCTGTCCCGCGCTGAGGACAACGGGCGCGTGCTCACAGGCAGCGCAACGGAATGGGACGCCATCACCGGCCAGGGAACCTACCTCGTAGCGAAATGCTCAGACATTCCAGGGAATGCTTACAACTACGGCATTTTGCGCGTCTTCGCCGTTCCGTCGTCCATCTACGGCCGTATACAGGTGTACGTGCCCGACACCGCAACTCCCAAGGTATTTGTCCGTACTCAGTACGGCAACACATGGAGGGCCTGGGGGTGCGTAAAGACGGAAGCCGTCTAGCATTCGCTGTCCCGAAAACTGGCGGTGGGCAACAATCTCAGCAATACAATCATCGATGCGTTGCCCGAAAACGACCGACCATTCCAGATCACCGGAACCAGCGCAATGGGCCGGTACACCGTCATCTTCGGAATCGCCGGCATCTCCCTCTACGACCACAATGCCAACAAGCATTACGGTCCTATACAATGGACTAGGTGATTCGCTGTCCCTGACATCCGCAAGTTCCGATGTTGTGCAGTTCAATCTGACCAACGAACGGCGGATCCGCTTCGCTCTCTACGATGCGCCTGACGATGGCAGTACTGGCCCATACCTGGCTGTGAACGTCATGTCTAGGGGCGAATGGCAGACCATGAAGCGCATCGCCACTTGGTGATTCGCTGTCCCGATCACCGTTTGCAACCACATCATTTGCGGCGGACCTCAACGACTGCGAGCTGGGCGCCACCGCGATCAAGCAGGACACCGCCAACGCACCCGTGGCCGGCATGTGCGGCATCTGCTTCACATGCCGGGCTACAGGCCAATGGTTTTGGCAGATCGCCCTTCGCACCGAGGGCGGAGAGGTCTACGTGCGCAGAAAGATCAACGACTTGGCCTGGACTGCGTGGAAGGCGCTGTAAGTCCGCCTCCGCAGTCCTGGCCCGGCGCCTCTCAATACATCCCTCATGCAGCGGGCCGCGACATCGGCAGCCACGATGTCCACTCGCCCTTGTTGACCTTGCGGCGGAACATCGGGTAGCCGGTCGTGGGCAGCGCGATCTGGACGGCCCAGCGGTAGTCCGTCACCATCGCCGCCGGCACGTTGGCGAAGCATATGCACAGGCCGTAGGGGAGTCCGTCGGGCGCGTTCAGCGTGGTCGTGTTGTACACGGCCACGCCCTCTAGATGGTCGTTGAGATCCCGAATGTAGTCGCTGCTCGGCGCGTAGAAGGCTGCTTGGGACAGCGAATATCACCTAGCGTTGTGGAACCACTCGTAGCCACCCTCGTTGCCATTGTACGACCCGCGCCACAGGCCGATGCCGCCAGGGCCTAACGCGATGGTGTACACAGGGCCGGGCTTCGGCGACGGCAGGACGAATTCGGCTGCTTTCTTCGACAGATCGAGCTTCGTTGCCTCAACACGGGACAGCGAATCACTGCCGGTAGTTTATACCCGACACACCGCCGCCATTGCTCGCCGAAATACCGAAGAGAGCCCTGCCGTTGCTATCGACGAATTGAAGGTACGCGCCCGCCTCTGTGGTAGCGAATCTGATCATCGCGCATCCCGAGAGCGTTACTCGGGACAGCGAATCCCGGACGCTCTGGGCGAGCTGCTGGGTGCCCACTGCGTTGTCGGCTATCTTGTCAGCCGTGACGGCGTTGTCGGCCAGCTCGTCGGCGCCGACCGCCGCTTCGCCGATGAGCGCCGCGCCGATTTCCCCCGACACGATGTCCTTGGCGTCGTGGGTATGAGCGATGCCCGCGAACAGCTTCGAGAGCTCCGCGAAGAACAGCGACATGGACGTGCCGTTCGCGGTGTTGCTGGAGTTGACCATCTCGCCCGCAGCGATGCGCTCGACCTCCGACGCCGTGAGGGGGTCGTTGACGAGGTTCTTGAACGCGAAGTGGAAGTCCTTCGCCCGGTCTTCCCCCGTCATCGTGATCTCCACGCCGGGGTCGCCCCCGTCGTTCACGTATTCGCTCGTGACGTTCCCGAACCCGCCGTCGGCCCCCACCACCGGGCCGAGGTCGATCACCTGGTACTCTTCGCTCATGCCTTGTCTCCAATCCTGATGTAGAGGTGCCCGTCGGCACCGATCTCCATGTCCGGCGGCTCAGACCCGGCGCCGCAGATGACCTTCAGCCGCCCGTCGATGATCTTCAGCGCGAACATCCCGGCGGCGAGCTGGGTCACGGCGCCGTCCTTGCCGGCGGGGCCGCGCACGTCCACGGTGCCCGGGTTGGGCAGCCCCTTGTCGTTCGTCCACGAGAGCAGGCCGTCCGCGCTCACGCTCGGCGTGAAGGTGGCGCCGTCGAAGAAGCCCGCGAGCACCTTCTCCTCGAACTCGCGGATGGTCACCTCGCGGCGCTCCTCCGCCCCCGCCCTGGCCTCCTCGGCAGACGCCCTGGCCTCCTCGGCAGACTCCCGGGACGCCTCGCTGCCGACGCGGCGCAGCTCGTTCGCCACGCGCTCGGCCTCGGCCCTGCTGGCACCGTCCATCATCTCCATGTACTCGGCGCGCACCTCGCCGGTGGCCTCGTCCACGGTGTAGGCGACGATCTGCTCCTGGAGGCCGAGGAGGAAGTCCTGCATGTCCTCGTACGTGGCCATGCGCTTGACGTCGCCCGCCGCGAAGCACACGTAGACGGCCTTGCCGTCCTTGGCCACCGGGTCGCCCGAGAGCACGACGGCCCACTCGCCTGCGACGAGCCTCGACGGGTCGAAGCGGATGTGGGATCCGCGCCTCATCTGGATAGCCATCAGGCCTCCTCGAACATCCAGTCCAGTTCCAGGAGCCGGGATCCCGTCAGCTTGCCGATGGCCTCGGCGTAGGGCAACCTCATAAGGCGCGGCTCGTGGCTGATTGCCGCAAGCGGAGCCAGATCGGAGAGGAATGCCCCGGCATTCGGGGAATCGGGGCCGATGCGCTTCACTCCCGTCGGCACCCCATCTCCATCGAAAACATCCTCGCCGTGCTTCTCGATGAGGCGTTCCCTCATTTTTAGGTACTCCGCGAGCTCGCCGCGAAGGGCGCTGGTGTTGCGGGCGGCTGCATAGCCGATTATGTCGTCTCTTTCGAGAAGGGGGGCGAGGCCAGACAGCATGTCCTCCATCTCGGCGTTGGAAAACGATTTCCCCATGTCTTTCCTTTCTGTCATTTCACATCGGTGAGCAGCCCGTTGGTGAATTCGAGCGTCACGCCGTAGTGGTAGACCTTGGTGCCTACCTGTCTGGCGCTTGTATGGACGAACACGTCGCGGGTCTCCCCCTTCACCAGCCGGCTAGCTCCGGAACCCCCGTTCGGGTTCCTGTTGATGTACGAGCCGACGTACAGTTTGGGAGACGCCAGGACGATCGAGTCACGCCCTGCGACCACAACCGGGTTTCCCGTGCCCGGCGCCAGGGAGTCCCACGCGAACGACACGTACCCCGTCTCCCGGTTCGACCCGCCCGCCATGTCGTGAATGCCGCCGTAGATGAAGCCCTTGCTCAGCGCGTTCCACGTTCGGTACCTGGATGCGCCGCCATAGAGCCTGCCTGAGGTCGATACACCGTCGGTGCCGAGGTATGTTCCGTCAGAGCTCGATTCCAGGCTCGGCCGGCCCGAGTAGAGCGCCCCGTTCGCCAGCGTGAGACCCCCGATCTTGCCCTTCGTGACTTCCAGCTCGCCCCGCTCGTTGAGGGACGAGTACAGGGCGTCCCACCAGAACTGCCCCGTCCTCACGTCGGCGCACATGACCGTCTTGCCGCCGCTGCGGACGCGCAGGGCGCCCGCGTCGATGTAGTCCGCGTCGATCCCGACGGCGTAGATGGTGTTGAGGATGGCGTTGCCCCACTTGTCCAGGCCGTAGGCGTAGGTCTTGCCCCCGTCCATGGACATGCCGAAGCCGGCGGCGTTCACCTTCCAGACGATCTTGGAGTCTGCGAGGTCTGCCTTGTCGTGCAGGTACCAGGTGGTGCCCCCGCCCTCGGTCTTCTGGGTGACGTACATGCCCGGGGCGGCGGCCAGCTCGTCGTTGAGCTGTCTGAGCGCCGTCTCCCGGGCCGTCCTCTCCTTCCTCACCGCGTCGAGCGCGCCCTTCAGGGCGCGCGTGGCGGCCCCGCCGCCGCCCGAGCCGTTGCGCAGGGGAGGCTCGGCCGAGCACGAGAGCGCCGCGTAGGCCCCCAGCTTGTACGTGACGCCCGTGATGTAGCTGCGGTGCGCGTTCTGCTTGCGGTCGGTCACCACGCAGGCGTCGCCGGGCTCCACGAGCGGCCCGGCGATGGCCGAGGCGTCGAACGGGCGGAACCTCAGGCCCACGGCGCGGCCGGCGATGCGGGCGGCCGCGGCCCCGGCCTCGCCGAAGGCGATGAGCGGGTTGCCGGAGATGTCCAGCACGTAGCCCTCTGCCCCGGCCAGCGCGGTCTCGCCCTCCCTGCCGGCCCCGCCGTCCGCGAGCACCTCGTCGGATGCCGTGACCCTGATGCCCGTGATCTCCACGTCGTCGGTCATGACGGTGGCGCTGGAGTAGGCCCAGATGCTGACGATCTTGCCGTTGTCGAACGTGCCGCCGTCGGCCGTCGCGCCGGAGCCGTAGCTGTCGAACGTGCCGCCGTCTGCCCTGCTGCCCGACTGGTACGGGCTGCCGTCGTCGAACTCCTCGCCGTCCAGCCAGTCCTCGCCGTCGAAAGCCGAGGGGTCGTACCAGTCCAGCTCGAGCAGCCCCTCGTTGGTCATGCGGGCCCAGTTGCACGTGGCCTGGGCGGCCCAGGAGAGCACCTGGCGGCACGTGGCGCCCTCGGGCCGCGTCTTGAACACCGTGCCGTGGCCCGCGAATCGGGCGTCTGCCAGCGGGACGCCGCAGTGGGAGCACAGGTCGCGCACAACCGTTCCTGCTGTGGCGGGGTACCTCGTCCCCACCCCGTCGTAGGGCACGTCGAGCTTGCACATGGAGTCGGCGCCCGTGAGCGAGATCGTGCCCCCGTAGGCCGACGGCTGGTCCACCCAGTACGTCCCGCGGCGCACCCACTCCTCCCCGCCGGAGGGCAGCTCGATGCCGACGGACGGGAGGATGCGGGCTCCCGAGAAGTCCAGGGCGTCGAACTTGCCGTCCTGGTTCTCAAGCTTCAGCGACAGGGAGCCGGCGATGGCGGCGCCGATGTCGAACGAGCCGGCGGCGCTCGTGCTCTGCACGAAGGACGCGGAGCCCCTGGCGATGTCCTCCCCGGCCAGCGCGACGGTCTCGCCAGAGGCGAGCACGAGCACCGCCCGCAGCTTGATGCCCGGGTCTTCCGCCGAGAGCTGCCTGAAATGCTCCGATGCCCCGATCACGCTAACGCTCCACGATGTTGAACGAGAGCGTCGAGAGGACGGCCGTCTCGCCGCCCGGCCCCCGGAGGTCTATGCAGCGGAAGGGCGCCTTCTTGTCGCCCGTGTAGAAGTTGCGCGTGATGAAGCCGCCCTCCTCCGGATCGATGAAGCGCACCCACAGGTACTCGGGCGCGAACATCCTCAGGATCGCCGAGGCCTGCGCGAGCGTGGGGTTCGCCCATGAGAGGGACAGCGTGCGCTTGCGCGCGATGCGCCGCTTCATCATGGTGCAGTTGGCGTCCTGCACGCGCCCTGCGTCCGGATCCGAGATGTCGTTCACGCCCCACTCCAGGCCGTCCGGCTGCACTGGGACCTCCTTGAGCGACGAGACGGTCTCGCCGACGTAGAGAGACGACGCCATCGGGCCTCCTTGCTAGACGAACTGCACCTCGGGCTTGATCTCGCCCTTCCACAGGAGGGAGGCGCGGCCCTTCTCGGTGGCCCGGGCCAGCTCCTCGCTCCCGACTTGCAGGACCATTGTCACATCACCGTCGCCAGAGCCCTGCATCGACGGGAGCACCTGCATGAGGGCCATGGCCACGCCCTGCTGGACGGCCCAAGCGAGGTCGGAGGAGTCGGCACCGGACTCCTCGCGGACTATCTGGCGGATAAGGGACTCGGGCGCCTCCAGGTTGTTGCCGCTGGTCTGGTCGCCGAGCACCGCCATGAACTTCCTGTTCGGAGGGATGACCGCCCCCTGGGCCAGGTAGGGGATCTGAGGCATCTGCACGTGCCACGACCAGTCCACGCCGGCCATGGACAGGAGCCCGGACAGGCCGTCGGACACGCTGTTCACGAAGCCCCCGAACGCCCCGAGCCCCTGGTTGACCGCCCAGATGAGGCCGTTGACCATGGACTTCCAGAGATCCTGCCAGAACTGGGCGGTGAAGACATGGGCCACGTTGGAGTCCCACCACGCGCACACCCCGGCCCACATCTCGGCGAGCTTGTCCCTGAAGAAGTCCCAGTTCAGCGCCACTCCCGCCACCATCGAGCCGATTCCCGCCAGGATGCACGCGATCCCGAGGGGGATGCCCACGCCCGTGACGACGAGGATGATGCCGAGCACGAGGAGCGCGCCCCCGACGATGACCATGATCTCCGAGATGAGGTCGCGCGTCTCCTGGGGCATCTTCTCCCAGTTGAGCGCGATGGCGGCGACGAGGCCGGCGGCCCCTGCCGCGAGCAGCGCGACGCCCAGCGGCAGCGCCGCGCCGGTGAAGCAGAGCACGGCTCCCAGGACCAGGAGGGCCGCGCTCACCGCCATCTCGATGAGCGGGAGTATCTCGTCCAGGTTCGCCTGGATGTAGTCCCAGTTGAGCGCAACGGCCGCCGCGAGGCCGACGGCGCCGACCGCTATGAGCCCCATGCCCAGCGGCGCCGCTGCGCCCGTGAGCAGGAGGATGGCGCCCAGGACCAGGAGGGCCGCGCTCACGATAACCATGAGCCCCGTCACGGCCGCCTGCATGTCGGCGTCCATGAACTCCCAGTTGAGCGCGATCGCGGCGGCCAGGCTCGCGGCGCCGGCGGCCATCAGGGCGACTCCGAGCGGGGCTGCCGCGCCGGTGAGCAGGAGGATGGCCCCGATGACGATCAGCGCCGCCCCGATGATGCCCATCAGCAGCAGGACGGACTGCTGCATGTCCGGCCCCAGGCTCTCCCAGTTGAGGGCCACGGCCGTCCACAGGAGGGCGGCCCCCGCCGCCATCATGCCCACGCCTACCGCCTGCGCGCCGGGGACGGCGAACGCGAGCACGGCGCCGAGGACCAGCAGCACGACCCCGGTGAGTAGCAGAGCGCCGCTGATCGCCTCCTGGAGCTCGGCGGGCAGCCTGTCCCACTGCTCCTGGACGGCCGTGTAGACCATCAGCGCCCCTATGGCCATAAGCGTGATGCCGAGGGGGATGTTGATGCCGGAGAACGCCAGGATTGCGCCGACCGCCAGCAGCGCGGCCCCCAGGATGAGCATGATGGCGCCCAGGGCCTCGTCGATCTTGCCTCCCCCCAGGGCGTCGAAGTCGAGCGGGCCTCCGCCGTCCTCGGCCCCGTCGCTGTCTGCCGACTTGTCGGCCTGCATGGCGTTGATCTCGTCGAAGGCCATGATCGACTTCGCAGCCTCCTTCGCCGCCTTGGCTGTCTTCTTCTTCGCCTTCGCCTCGCGCTCAGCCGCCTGGGCCGCGGCGCGGGAGGCCTTTATCGAGCCGGCCAGGTCGGTTCGGAACACGGAGTCGATGAGGCCCGCGAGGGTCGCGAGCATGCTCGACAGGATGTTCATCAGCCCCGTGAGGGCCGAGACCGCCCAGTTGACCAGGGGTGCGGCGAAGCCAGCCATGGTCGCCTTGAGGGTGGCGAAGGAGGCTGCGAACCGATCGTTCTCCCTCGCGGTCTCGGCCAGGTGCTCCTTCACTGCGGACAGGGCCGACGCGAAGACGGTGAAGACGAATGCGCTCTTGACGAGGCCGCTCACCCGGCGGGCGAGCTTGCCGAAGCGCCCCTCGGCCTCCTTGGTCGCCCTCGCGGTCGAGTCCTTGGCGTTCCTCATGGCCTCGCCGTACTCGGCGCCGAGCTCGGACGAGCGCGCCTTTGCCGCCTCCAGCCGCTCGGTGTAGCTCCGCACCTTGCCGTCCGCCGCCTGCCACTGCCGGTTCAGCTTGTCGCTCTCCTCGACCTGTCCGGCCATCTTCGCGTTGGCCGCCTCGATCTGCTGCCCGATGGACAGCATGGCGTCGCGGTTCTCGCGGTACTCGTCCGCGCTTGACGTGACGTCCGGGATGGCCGCGAGCCTCGCCTTCAGCGACTCGACGTGCGCCTCGGTCTCGGCGATGGCCGCGTTCGCGCTGTCCATCTGCTTCTCGATGGCCGACTTGTCGCCCGACCACTTGGACACCTTGTCCTCCAGGCCCTTGACCTCGCGCTCGGCGCGCTTCAGCTCCTTCTCCATCTGCTCGTTGTCGAGCGCCGTGGAGAACGTGATCGTTCCGTCGGAGGCCACGGCCTCACCTCCTCGTCCAGATGTCGAACAGCTCCTCCTCGTCGGAGGTCGGCTGCTTCCTCAGATCGACGATCTCGCGGTTCGCCTCGTAGAACGCCTTGTCCGGCTTGTCGAGCTTCTTGCCGGCCGCGAGCTTCTTGCGTATGGAGACCACCTGGGCGTAGAGGCAGTCGCCGATCTCGTTGTAGGCTGCCAGGAACGTCCACCAGTGCAGCTCCTCCTCGCCGCGGGACTCGAATCCCAGCACGCGGTTGACGGGCGCCACGATGATCGGGAAGTCCTGCTCCCAGTCCATGATCTTCGGCCGCTTGCGGCCGTCCTGGGCCCTCCCGCCGCCGACGAACCAGAAGGCCCAGTCCAGGGCCTCCTGCACGTCGGACAGGCGCATGTCCTCGTAGTCGGGGAACAGGAGCGAGAGGACGGCCTGGCTCCTCTCGCCGTCGTCGATGCCCCGGTCCCCCATGACGGCGATGGCGTCGAGGGCGCAGCGGAAATCGGTGTTGACCTCCCACTCCCTGCCCCCGATCACCGCCGTCTCCGGGAGGCACCAGGGATCCTCCGGGATCACTTCCGCTGCCTCTTGTACTTCTTGGCCAGCGCGGCGTACTTGCCGTGGTAGGCCCTCACGCGCGGGTCGCTGCGCTTCTGCTCCTCGCTGAACGTCGCCTCGACCTCCTCCGCCACGGCGAACATGAGGTTGATCCAGGCGGGCAGGCCGTCGGCCATGGCGTAGCAGTTCATGTCCTGGAACAGGGCGTCCGCCACGCCCTCTCCCAGCAGCCCGTCGATCATTCCGCGCATCTCGCGGTCGCGCTCGGCGGCGTAGGCGAACATCGCCGGGCCGTCGTCGCCGATCTCCTCGACGCGCCGCTGGAACTCGTCCTGCTTGTCGGAGAGCTCGCCGAAGGTTGCGTACATGCGCTCGACGAACCTGGAGTCCGTCGGGTTGAAGCGTGCCTTGGCGGCGCCGTTGATGACGTACTCGGTTACGCCGGTGTCGAAGGTCAGGGTCTTGGCCATGCCGCCCCCCCTACTTCGACGCGGCGCTCGCGGCGCCGCCGGGGGTGAACGTCACCTTGCCGCCGGAGACGGAGGCGGTTCCCGTCTCGCACTGGCCGCCGTAGGTGATGTCGATGGGCATCTCGATGGAGCCGCCGCCCGCGCCGCCGAGGCCCGTGGGCTTCACCATGGAGGCCGGGTAACGCTCGGCGAAGGCGGCGTCCGACTCTCCCGCATAGAGGTGAACCACGAGCAGATCCATGCTGCACAGCGCCTGCGGGTTCTTCTCGCGCACGCCGATGTCCCACACCTTGCAGATGGCGGAGTCGGCCGAGTCGAGGTTGCACGGGTCGAAGGACTGGGTGATGACCGGCTTCTTCATCGTGGAGTGCACGTTGCCGAGCACGTCCTGCTTGGTCTCGTCGCCCCAGTCGAAGTCCATGGAGGAGTCCTCCACGCGCTTGCCGAGCGCGCTCCAGGAGGGGGAGGCGTAGGTCGCCGTGTTGAGGTAGCAGACCAGCTGCTCGCGGGCGATGGTCTGGTCCGCCGGCGTGTTGAATGTGCTCTGGGCCATCAGAGGCTCCTTTCGTATCTCTTGGTAAAGCTCACCGAAATCCTGATGATGTAGAGGGCGGTGCCCTCGTCCGACGCGCTGTACAGCTCGCCGTTGCCGGCCTGGATGCGCTCGCTCCTCGGATCGTCGCCGAAGGCTGGCGCCAAGCCCATGACCGACTGCCCCTGCACCCACTCCTGGAAGCCCATGAGCCACGCGGCGTTGGCCTCGGCCGCGGCGTGGCCCTCGGCGGGCTTCTCGAATCGGGCGTAGAGCGCGAAGTTGTACTGGCTCACGACCTCCCGCGAGCCGTCGATGAACGCCCGCCTCCTGACCTCCACGAGGCCGGAGGGGAACAGGCCGCCGGCGTTCGGCACCTCGTCGGTGTAGTCGATGTCCAGCTGCGAGAGCACGTCGGCGCCGGGGTAGCGCCCAACGAACCCCCTCATCTTCTCCAATGCGTCGCTCATCGCATGTTCCTCACGTACTCGTTGACCTCCTCGGCGATCTGCGCGCCCTCCTCCCGCATCATCGTGCGGTCCCAGTGCGGCCCCGCCTTGGGGTGCTCGATCTTGGTGTACTCCAGGTGCCTCCCGCTCGACGCCACGCCCTCGTAGACGTAGCGCGCGTATGGAGCGCCCACGTGGATGGTGGTGGGGGAGGTGGGCGTCGTCTGGAGGTCGGCCATGTCACCCGAGAGGTAGGGCATGTAGGGCCTCATGTGGAACAGCACGCGGTCGTTCAGGTACTCCTGCACCCGCCCGCGCTCGGCCACCCCCAGGCCCTCCATGATCTGCCTCGCCGGCAGCATGGACACGTCCACATTCACGCGCACGGCTAGCCCCCGGCCTCGATGTGGGCGATCTCGCCCTCCCAGTGCTTCGGGTCCACCCAGCGCACCACGCACAGGCCGCGCACCTTGGCGGGGATGAAGGAGGCCCACTCGACCTCCTCCGGCCCCTCGCCCATGAGGACCTTGTCGCCCTCGCGGACGTCCGCGTCGCCGGGGATGACGAGCAGGAAGGACATGGCGTCCCCGCTGCCCGTCTTCTCCACGTTCCGAACCTTCTTGAGGTCGAGGAAGGCCCTGGGGTGCACGGTGCGGGCAACGCCCCCGTCCCTCTCGCGGCGGTACACCGTCACGGTCTGGCCGCACAGCGAGTAGTCGAGCGGCGAGCCCATCAGAGCACCCCCGCGTACACGTGCAGGTGGGCCTTGGCGGCGTCCAGCAGCGCCCGATCGCGCCCGGCGGGGGAGAGATCGAGCGCCCCTCCCCGCGTGGCGTCGTAGGACGTGCTGACCGAGCCGATGGAGGCCGAGGACACCGCCGCGCGGGCCTCCGCCCCGTCCAGCTCGGCCATGCGGTCGGCCACGGCGCACACGGCCATGGACCAGGAGTCGGCGCTGTAGGGCGTCACCCTCGCCGTGGAGCAGAGGCGCCGCAGGTACCCGCGCGCCTCTCGGGAGCGCGCCGGCCACTCCTCGCGGCCGATGGCGCTCCCGCCGTACTCGTCCGTGTACCAGCCGTACTCGACGCTAGGCGGCATCGTCGGCCGCCTTCTGGCCCTTGCGCTTGGGCGCGGTGCGGGCGGCGGGATCCGCCGGCTTCTCGGGCTCGGCCGGCACCGCGCCGGCCGGACCGTCCGGCTCTACGGGTTTCTCCTCGGCCACGGCCTTCTCCACGGGCGCCTCGGCCGCCTTCTGGCCCTTGCGCTTGGGCGCGGTGCGGGCGATCTTCAGTCCTACTGTTTTCATGATCCTCCTTTACGCCGCGTGCGAGCAGTAGATCAGCTGCTTCTTGTTGTCCAGCACGATGAGGTCGTGGAAGACGCGGAACTGCCAGAGGTGCGCGTCGGCCTTCTGGTTCTCGTCGGGCGAGAAGTAGCGCAGCTTCTGGTGCTTCTGGATGGCCTCCGCGGCATCCGCGGTGAGGCCCATGAAGTTGATGTCGGCCCCGTCCGCCGCCTTCGCGTAGCCGCCGGTCGCCTCGTTGGAGGAGGTGCCGTCCATGAGGTCGATCGCCGTGTAGAAGCGGTTGCCGGGGACGACGTGCAGGCGCATCTCGTCGAACGTGTCGAAGTTCCCACTGGGGGCCTCGCCCTGGCCGATTCGCCACGGCTGGGCCTTGCGCAGCAGCGTCTTCATGCGGCCGGTGAGACACAGCGTGACATCGGAGAGCGCCTTGCCGTTGTCCTGCATGCACTCCTCCATCAGGAGCACCGCGTCAAGGGCCTTGGCCGGGTCCTCGTAGGCCTCCGCCACGGTCGTCCCGGCGTTCTCCGAGAGGCGCGCGAAGCGGATGGCGTCCATTTCCGGGATGACCTTGGTGCGGTCGAACTCCGCCATGACGTTGGCGGATACCAGGGTCTCGTGCTCCTCGTCGTCCATCGCGTCGATGGAGAACTCGCGACCGCGGTCGAACTCCAGCTTGCGCGTCTCCCATTCGAGGTTGACGCCGCCGGGCACGAAGCCGTTGGCGCGGTCGTAGTCCGCGAGCCCGTCCATGGTGAGCTTGGCGATCTTGATCTCGCCCACGCCCACGAAGTCGCCGATGAGGGCGCTGTTGATGTTGAGGAACGAGGTCTTGGACTCGTGCTCGATGATCTTGTCCAGGTTGCGGGTGAACTTGATGACGTTCCCGCCGAGGTTGTTAGGCATCTGCTATTCCTTTCACTTGACGCCCATGGCCGCGTCGATCCTGTCGTCGAGGCCGGTGGACGGCCCCTTGGGGTCGAGGCCCGTGGAGCCCTTCTTCTTCTCCGCTTGGAACAGGTAGGGGCACTCGGCCTTGAGCTTGGCCACGTCGCCGTCGAAGTCGCCCAGGCGGGACTTCGCGGCCTTCACGTCCACGCACCCGGCGATTTCCAGGGCGTGGGAGGTGTCCTTGTCGGCCATCTCGGCCTTGAGGTCGGCGATGGACTTCTCCAGCTTCTCGCGGCCCTCCTTGGTCTCGGCCGCTTCCGCCAGCTTGGCCTCCAGCTCCGCGATTCTCTTGTCGCGCCCTTCCACGTCGCGCTTGTACTTGTCGCGGTTCACGCCGGGCTGGCCGTGCTTGTCGGTCACGTCCCCGTCGTGGTCGTCGCCGGACTCATCCTTGCCGCCCTTGTCGCCGCCGGCATCGCCGCCCTTGTCGTCGGCTCCGCCGTCGGCGCCCTTCGCCTCTTCGGGGTTGGCCTTCTTGCCCAAGTCCTCTCCTGCCATTACCTGCTCCTTTCGTTCCCAGGTTTGTTTTCGCGCTTCTCTGCGCCAGTGGGTGGGTTTTTCGCGCTATCCCAAGCAGGAGCAGTATCGGAGATGTGTCGCTTGGCGGGTTTTGGGCATAAGAAAGGCCCCGCCGAAGCGGGGCCGTGGACGGGGCACCGTGACGCTTTCCGTCATTGCCTTGGGTTGCTGAGCTAGGCGATCTTCCTGTCCTTTCGCTGCACGATGAACTGAGACACCTCCTCCTCGGACATTTCCGAGGGATCTCTGCCTGTTCTTTTGGCGTACTGATCTAGCAGCCTGACGTTGTAGATCGCGCGGTTGCCGTCGAACGGAGCGGTGAGGGGGCCGCCGGCAGCCTCGTCAATCAGCTCGAAAGTATCGCTCATACAACCTCCTAGCCGCGTTCTCGTCGATGTACATGTTGGCGGTTCCCGCGATTCGAGTGGCACCGAACGCCTTGGCGTAGTAGTCAACAAGCTTCGTTTTTGCGGTGAACGCCACGAACCCATTATAACCCCGTTCGTAGCTCTCGCGTACCGCGAGAGCAAACAAATGCCCTCCGACGCCGAGGTATTCCTGCCCCTTGACCTCCTTGTTGTGCTTGCTGTTCCAGGGGGCACTCTCTGCCAGGTCGAGCGTGACTGCGCTGATCTCCGGGGTGTCGCGGAGGGCGGCGAGGCCCTGCACGCGGTCATCGCCGTCTGCGAGCAGGGCGAGCACTTTATCGCTCTTTCCGGCCTGGGCTGCCCAGTCGAACTCCCATAGCCCGTCCTCGAGCACGGTGCTTCCGGTCTTGACGACCTCGACCGTCGTCCCGACGATTGCTCTGTCCGACGTGCGTCGCAGACACGGCGTGAGTTCGTCTATCTCTATGTCGATCTTGGCGGCCATGGATCCCGTTGCAGCATTGCCCGCCGCGCTGCCGCCTATGGGACGTCCTTTCGGCATGTCCCCTGCCCACTCGCGGCTGGGCATTCGCTTCAGCACTTCGGTTCCCGGCCTGCACTTGGCGTTGGCCTCGGCGATGTAGGCGCGCATCCTCTCCTGGCGCCCGCGCAGCAGCGCCTTGGCCTTGGCCAGCTCGGCGGCGTTCTCGGGGGTCGGGTCCGCGTCGTGGACGCGCTGCATGGCGGCAAGCTCGCGCTTCGCCTCGCGTATCTTGCGCTCGCGGGCGCGCTGCCCTTGTGTCAGCTTGTAGATCTCTTCGTTCGGAAGGCCCGTGGGGCTCTCGGGGTCGGGGGAGTAGGCCCTGGGGCCGCCGGGCACCCACGGGGCGAAGCTGTGCCGGCAGTTCACGCCCATCAGCTGGTCGCCCAGGGCGGTGTAGGGGCCGCACTCGCCCCGGTAGCCGGTGCCGAAGGCGAAGTCCTCATAGCGCACGCCGCCCACCTCCACGGCGCCGCCCACGTGGTAGCAGCGCCCCTGCCACTCCGCATGGGACGGGCGGGAGCCTATGTGGCTGGACACCTCCACGAACTCCACGCCGTTCTGGCGCATGCGCTCGAAGGTGAGCGCCGCCGCGCCCTGGCCGATGAGCGAGCGGATGTGGCGCTGCACGGCCACGTCCGCCTTGTTCGTGACGGTGACCTTGCCCGTCTCTGGGTCGCGGTAGGTGACCGACTCGATGGACAGGCCGCCCCTCGCCAGCTCGCGCACGGCCCTGCGCATGGCCTTGTCGGCCGTCATGTTGCCCGTGGCGGTCTGGGTGGCTGCCCAGGTGCTCCACTGCAGGAACTTCGTCCTGGCTGCGTTCGACATCTCCAGGTTGTCCCGCGCGATCATCTCCCGCACCGATGCGGTGACGGCGAGGGTCTGGGCCGTGAGCGCGCCCTCCGGGGCCGTGACGGCCATACCGGCGGCGATGGCGGCGAGGTCGAACGCGTCCGAGGCCGCGAGGTGCCGCTCCACGTCGCGCCTGGCAGCCGCGTCGACCTCCTCGGCGTGGGCGTCGATGATGCGCCGCAGCTGCTCGGGGTCGGCCTGGGCGAGCAGGTCGAGCGCCGTCCGGGCCCGCTGGCCGGACACGTCCCCATCGATCATCCTGCCTACCAGGTAGTCGATCAGCTCGGCCTCGATCTGGCGGTAGACCGCCGCCACCTCCTCGCCCGCCGCGTCCATCTGGTCGGGGGTGAGCATCACCAGCCCCCGTCGGAGACCTCGGTGCCGACCTCGCGGCGGGCCTCCTCCTCGCTCATGCCGTAGAACCTGTGGAGGTACATCCACTTGGGCACCACGCCCGCGGCGATCTCGGAGAGCATCATGGCCTTCTCGGACTCGGTGTCGGCGATCACGGAGTCGTCGAAGGCCACCGAGACGGGGCCGAAGTCCTCCTCGATGTCGGCCCCGCAGTGAATGCGGGCGTTGTCCAGCAGCGCGCCCACCACGTCCTGGATGGCGCCGCGTATCACGTTCTCGTGCTTTCGCACCGTGCGCATCAGCTGGGAGGAGTCGGACACGACCTCCTTGGCGGTCTTGAGGCCGCCGGGTTTGTCGATCTGGAAGTAGTTCTGGCCGAACCCGCAGGTGTCCCCCAGCTCTGCCAGCGCGGTGTTGAGCGCCCCCACCAGGGGATCGGTGCGGATGCTCGGGCTGAACACCTCGATGTAGTTCCGCATCTCCTTGCCGGCGAGCTTGCGGTACACCATGTCCTCGGCGGCCCCCACGGGAACCACGTTGCCGTCCGCGTCGGCCTGCACCTCCAGGAGCTCCTCGTCCACGAACACCTTGACGCCAGTCAAGGCTACCTCCTGCACGAGCGCGTCCCAGGCGGCGTCCACGGCCTTGATCTCGTCCACTGCGTCGGCAAATAGCGACGGGCCGAAGGGGGACAGGTCCTCGTAGATGTTGCTGATGCCGGGGGTGAAGATGCCGAAGGGCTTGAAACGGCTCTGGGTGTCGAAGTCGGGCAGCACCCCCAGGGCCTCGGCGTCAACCGTCCTCCCGTCGTCGATGAGCCACGTCCTGATGTGGTAGGTGCCGTCCTCCTCGTCCATGATCTGGAGCTGCTCGTAGGCCCTCCCCCTCGCCATCACGCGCGTGACGAACGCGCAGGCGGTCACGCCGTCGTCGCCCCACACGAGGGGCACGATCATGCGCGCGTCGGAGCGGGGCAGCAGTATCCTCGTCTCCTCCCGCACGTCGATGCGCAGCGACCAGGCAGACGTGCCGAGCGCGAAGGCGTCCTCGACCACGTCGTAGCCGGTGGGCCAGAAGTTCGACCTCGCCAGGTAGTCCTGGAGCCACTTGTTGGCCCGCGGCGCCTCGACCGACACCTCGGTGTCCTCGGTGAGGATGAGGGAGGCCATCTCGCGGCACACCTTGCGGGCGGGCCTGATGCTCGCGCGCTCGCGGTGCCGCTTCTTGCCCTGGGAGGTGACGTAGGGCACCTTGTAGAACTTCTCGTCGGTGGCGGTGTACAGGGCGCGCCACCGGGAGATGTGCGGGCTCATGGCGTACGACGGCGCGTAGTCCTGCGCGGTTATGATCTCCTTCGCCTTGGCGGATATGCCGAACTCGTTCCCGGCCACGCGGCCCCCTTTCTCGTCTGGGGCACTCTCCCGCAGATGTCGCCTACCTGCCCGGGCGCCATCCCTTGCGGGAGCGCGCCTCCCTCATGGTCGCGTAGCGCACCGAGTCGATGCCGTGGTCGTTGCCGTCGGGGATGGAGTTCAGCCACTCGCCGTCGGGGGACTGGTCGTACTGCTTCTCCCGCACCTCCCTCGCGAGCCGCGGGCACCGCACGGGGTCGATGACCCACTCCACCGACTGGAGGAATCGGTAGGAGGCTTCGCGCATGCCGCCCTTGCCGGAGGCCTTGGCGTTCACGCCGCGCTCGCGCTGGGCGGCGATGGTCTGCGGCTCCGCGTCGTCGGAGAGCACGTAGGCCCCGTGGAGCACGGGATCCGATTCGCCGTCGTCGCTCCACGTGAGGGCGTCGAGGATTCGCGATGCCTGCTCCCACGGCTGGAGCTTGTTGGCGCGGTCCTCGTACCAGGTGACGAGCCGCCTCCTGGCGGGCTGCCACTCGGATATGGTGAAGTGCCACGGGTCGGGGTACCACCCGAAGTCCTGCCCGCATCTCATGTTGTCGAAGGCGTCCAGCTCGGCATCGGCCACCTCCCGGAACACGGCGTTGTCGAACACGTCCCCGCCGTTGCCCACGGGCACTCCCAGCATCTCCCATTCGTAGCCCAGCGGGTCGTTCTCCCGCTGCCACTCCGCGTCCTCGATGAAGTCCCTGCCCAGCCAGTCGGCGTGGCCGGACTCGATCACGTCCAGGTAGGTGGAGTGGTGCACCGTACATCCGGGCTTCCGCTCCATCTCCAGGGCCTTCTCGTTGACCCAGCACGACTTGGAGCGGGGAGGGTTGTAGCTGTAGAACGTCCAGAACACGTCCCCGCCGCGCCTGAGGGACTTGATGACGCTGGATACCTGCGCCCAGCCGGCGATCTGGTCCAGCTCCTCGAACCAGAGGACGGCGCAGTAGCCCCTGCGGAACTTGGTCGATTTGAGCTTGAGGGGGTCGTCGAGGCCGCGGAACACGATGCGCTGGCCCGTGGGGAGGTACACGATCTCCATAGGGGATACCTTGCACAGGAACCACCGCTCAAGCCCCAGGGCCGATATCGCCCAGCAGATCTGCTCGTACACCGAGTCCCGCAGGGTGTTCCCGAAGCGGCGGACGACCACGGCGTTGGCGAACGGGTGCGCGACCACGAGAATGACGACGCACAGGCTGATGAAGCTCGACTTGGTGGATCCGCGGCCGCCCTTCATCCACCACTCGCCTCCCCCGGACATGACCTGCCGGTAGAGCGCGTGGAAGGCCCGGATGACGAGCAGCGCGGCGTTGACCCGGGACCTATCCATCTTCCTCCCCCGGCTCGAACACGATGACCGGCGCGGCCTCGGAGCCGGCCTCCGGCGCAGAGGGCGGCCGCTTGGCGAACTCGTCGGGGTACTGGCGCTCCAGGAGCCAGGCGGCGGCCTGCCACGTCTTGGGGGAGGTCGCCGCGTTGTAGATCATGGTGAGCAGCGCGGTCTTGCGGTCCGCCTCTGCTTTTTTAAGGGCTTGACATAGTTGACACTGGTTGGGGGTCCTGGGATGGTTCACCCAGCGGGAGAACGTCTCCTCGGACACGCCTATGTAGGCCGCGATGTCCTTGTGCGGAACGCCGGCCCTCTTCATCCTCACCGCCTCGGCGATGCCATCCTTTGTCAGCTTCTCCCTGGCCACGAAGGGCTATCTCTTTCCCCGGTACTGGCCCGTTCCGCTGCGCTTCGCAGCCTTGCGGGCCCTGCTCGCCTGCTCCTCGATGACGATGTTCCTCCAGTTCGCCAGCTTGGCGCGCTCGACATTCCTCTTTCTCGTCTCCTCGGACACCGGCGGCCTGGCTGGCTCGGCGGCTTTCCTTCGGCGGGCCTGCTCGTCCTCGATCTCGCTCATCCTGGAGGTGGCGGCCTGCCGCTGCTTGCGGGCCTCGTTCCACTTCGCCCTAGTGCTTTCGTCCGTGCCGAAGACCCTGATCTCCTCGCGCATGTCCATTTGCAGCTGGGACATCCGGTCGGCGAGCTGCCTGTCCCTCGTCCTGAGGTCGGAGAGCTCGCTCGCGAGCTTGCTGTCGGACAGCGATCTGACGCCGCCCCTCCTTCCGCCGCTATTTCTGGGCTTAGCCATGTCAGTTCTCCTTTCATCGAAACGCCGTGGGCCTGTAGCCCACGACCTCGGCGCCTCCGAAATCGAACCCGAGGTCCGACCCGAGCAGCAGCACCCGCTCCGGCTCGACCTCGGGTATCATCGCCGCCAGGCCCTTGAGACACAGCTCGCGCGCGTCGGCGTCCCTCGCCACGCCCACGGTGGAGACGAAGATGGTCGAGTGTCGGGGTAGGCCTGAGAAGCAGTAGTCCCAGGAGGACTCGTCTGAGAAGGTGACGTTGGGCACCACCGTGAGCCCCATCCTCTGCCACCAGAAGCCGAGCATGCGGGAGCGGTAGATGTTCCAGAGCCTCATCGGGTACGGCATGTTCGTGTAGACGCTGAAGTCGGGACATACCACGCAGTCGAACTTCCGCAGCAGGTCGAGGTACCTCTCCGGCCTCCTCCACACTCGCTCGAACTGATAGTCGTCTATGCAGAAGTGCACCCCGGGCGAGAAGTCGGCGGCGCTCATGCAGAAGTTGAAGCCGATGAGGTCGGGCGGCCGCGCGTCCGCGGGCTCCAGGGGCGGCAGCTCGAAGGGCCCCTCGCAGTCGTAGCGGTCGCACAGCTCCAGGTGCCACTCGTTGTCGTTCCTCAGGCGCTCGTCCCCGTAGAAGCCCTCATCAGGCTCCTCCAGGGGCGCCGGGGACGGGAGGTCGAACCCGAAGGAGACCCAGTCGAAGTCCAGGGTCTCGATCTCGGCTTCGAGCACCCCGGTGTCCCATCCGCTGCTGAGGGTGGTCTGGTTGTGGACGTGCGTGTAGGCCCGCCTCTGCTCGTCCGAGAGGTGGTTCAGGTAGAACACGGGGACCTTCCCGATGCCGAGCCTCTGGGCCGCCAGGACGCGCCCGTGGCCCTCCACGATCTCGGTCTGCCCGTCCTCGTTTTGCCATACGGCCACGGGGTCGTTGAAGCCGAACTCGCGGATGCTGGCGGCGATCTGGCCCACCTGCTCCGAGTCGTGCAGCTTGGCGTTGTTGGCGTAGGGCGCGAGGGCCGCCGTGTCCATGTCGCGCACCTCTATCTCCGGCGCCCTCATCGGCGGTTCTCCCGATGCGTGGTCACGTGCCTGCACCAGGGGCACCACACGGTCTTGACATGGTTCCTCGGTCTCTTGCGGTTGCTCTGCCGGCGGATGGGGAACTCTCCCCCGCACCGGAGGCAGTAGAGCATGCTCCTGGGCATCGGGCCTCCTCTCTCTCGCGCATATGGTGGGGGAGGTGTCGCCGGAGAGCAGAGGGGCCGCCCCGCAGGACGGCCCGTCAGATAGGAGGATGCGCGGGGGAGGGGAGCGCCGACCGCGGCCCCGCGCATCCCCATGGTCGTGCAGGTGTCGCCTACAGCACGGCCACCCAGATGACGGCCTTCGCCAGCACCAGCACGATCAGGAGCACGACCAGCACCGATATGGCCGCGGCGCCGATCTCGCCTATCTTGCTGCTCACCGGATCACCTCCCTCCTTTTCGCCCACGAGCAAAAGTTCTCCTCCATCGTCTTTCTCCGGTGCTTGCAGCAGAACGGGACTCCTATTCTCGAATCAGACCAACCGTCGCCGTCGGCGAACTCGATCGCCCTGTCCATGTGCCCGCAATCCAGGCATCGGATGACCTCTTCGAGGGCGGACATTGCGGGGAGCCACGGCGCGTCACTCACGATGTGCTCAGTCATCGCGGCACCCCCAATCTCCGTGCGACGATTCCATCTCAGCTTCAATGAGATCCCTGTACAGCCCGATGTTCTCGTCTATGTAATCAGAGGCCTCTTGCTTTGTCCTGCCGGTGAATCCGATACCGGTCGCTGCCGATATATCGTCGATGAAGGCGAGCTGCTTAGGTGTCGGCTCAGACATTTCCTCCACCACCTAACCAACGCAGTAGGCTTCGGTGACCATAAATCCACCGGTCTCTTCGAGGCCCACGCTGTCGCTGACAAGGTCTATGAGGTCGATCTCGCCATTGACCTTCTTGTAATACTCAAGCGCCTCATCGCTCACGAAGATCGATCCTCTTATCTCGAATACGACTTCATTCATCATGCACCCCTCTCTATGAGCCAACGCCCGTATATCTCATCGAGGCGTTCTCGGTTCTCCTCGATGTACTTCTCATCATCGGGATCGCTGGGGCATTGTCCGACGATGCACGGCGACTCGCTGAATCGCTCTTTGAACTTCTCATGACCGAACACCATGCACTCACCTGCCCTGCCCCCGCCGTTCTCGAATAGGCATATTCCCGTGTAGCACATAGCTACGCGCCCCTCTCCATGAGGGCGGTGAGGCGGCTATGCACGTCCCACAGCTCGCCCTCGGTCTCGGGTTCCAGGCCGTCGTGGTCTTCGAGGATGCTCTGGAAGCGTTCCATGGCCTTCTCCAAGCTGTCGGGCTCGGGCCGTTCCACGCGCTGCGAGAACGTCCCAACGACGCGGTTGCCGTCATCCATGTGCATGATCCAGTTCCCCCGGCCGCGGTCGCTCACCTCCACGTTGGTGAAGGAGACGGTGCCGTAGCGCGTCTCGCTGCCCTCGCGCACTGGCTCCCCGTCGGGGAATCGGGGAACGGGGACGTACTGGCGCTCGATCTCGTCGGCCAAGGCAAGGGCCTCGTAATCGCGAAGGGAGGCGATCATCTTGTTTCCGCACTCGAAGTCGCCCATGATGTCCTTGGTGGCGTGCTCGCGCAGCCGCTCGTGCAGCAGCTTATCGCTCATCGTAGTACCCTCTCTTCCGGTTCTTCTCGATGACGAGCGATCGGAGCATCTCCAACGTCTCGTCGCTGTGGCCCTTCATGCGCAGGTAGTTCTCGGCGCTGTGGATGACGTCCATGGCCTCGAAGTCGTCCTCGTAGCAGGTGCTGCCCTGCGCGGACGCCTCCGCGAGTTCCTGCGCCTCATCGCAGACTTTCTCCGCCTGCTGGTCGCTCGACCACTCTCCCAACCTCGCCATCGCTGGGAACCTGTAGAACTCGCTCATCTCTCTACCTCATTCACGATATTCCGACCGTCTGAAAGCTCGTATATCTCGATATGCAGCTCCGGGGCCTTCTCGTGCCACAGCTCCCAGTAGAGCTGGCACACGACCACGCCGCAGGCCGCCAGCGTAAACTGCTCGAAAACCGGCTCGCCGTCGATGCATCCGCCGACGAAGATCAGCGCCCAGAGCACGGAGAACACGGCCCACACGCCGAACATGACCTTACGCAGCTCGTTATTCCTCATAGACACCTCCTAACCTCGCTCCACGAGAGCGCGCACACGACCGCCAGGGGCGCCAGCACCGCCGCCAGGGCGGCGCGGGCTAGCATGCCTCCTCCTCGCCGAACATGAAGTCGGCTATCTTGGAGATCTCCCTTGCGGCGTCGCGGAGGCCCCTCTCGGTCCAGTCGGGGTCGTGGATGGCCTCCACCCTCTCCAGCTTCTCGGCGCGCATCCTGACAACCTCGGGGCCTTGCCTCCAACCGCCGTCGCAGAAGTAGAAGGCCCGCCACTCGGCTATCTCTCTCCGCGCCTCTTTCAGCTCCCGCTCGAGGCTCGCGATGCGCCAGCCGTTGCGGTCGGGGCCGTCCTTCAGGCCCTTCTCGTAGCCCCGTTGCTCGGCCTCGCGCACCAGGCGGTTGCTCGGAGAGCAGGCGTACAGGTGGCGCACCAGGCTGGCGAAGAACCTGCGGCTCACGTCGCCCCTGCTGCCCTCGATGGAGACGGGCCTGCGCCGGCACTTCAGCGCCAGGTCACCGTCCTGTTTCCGATAGGCCTCGTACAGCCCCCAGGTCTTGGGGATCATCTCGCCCATGCCGTTGATGACCTCCCTGGGGGCTGCCAGAGAGTAGAAGTCCAGGTCGCCGAAGAACACGTCGTGCTTGTGGGGATTCTCGAGCTCGTGCTTGAGATCGGACTTGCTGACCTTGATCTCTATGCCCTCGATCAGGAAGCCGTCGGACTCCCAGCACGAGCACACCACCATGTCCAGGCGGCGGCCCGCCCACCCCGTTCTGTCCGCCACCTCCTCGGCGATCGCGTAGCGGGCGCCGTCGCCGAACCGCTTGCGCAGCAGATCGCGCATCTCCGATGTCTTGATTCCCTCGGCCATCTACCCCACCACCTTCGCGTCGCAGCCGGGGCAGCGGTCTGGCAGCGGGTCGTCCAAGCTATGCACCTCGGTGTAGAAGCACTCGTCGCACTCGACGCCATCCACAGCCTCTTCGTCGTAGAGGAGGACATGGTTCATACGGCACGTGCGCTCGGCGCGGGTGTTCCACTTCTCAACGGCCTTCTCTTCTCCGGCGGCGAACCCTCCGGACGCGCCGCAGCCGCCATTGTGAACGTCGCACACCACGCACGAGAAAAGCTCGCACGAGCATTCGTCGAAGTTTGCACATGACTCAAGCTCAACGCAGTTCGACATCCCTGGTGCCGTCGCGCTCCCGCAATGCGGGCACGGCTTCAGCTCATCATTCATCAGTTACCACCTCCTCTCGTCAAGCCACTCGCCTGCCTCGCACCGAAGGCGGCCGACGTAGTACGCGCCGCCGCGCCTCGGGAACTGGGGGCCGACCCGCTCGGGCATGGCCCCCACCGTGCAGCCGCCGCGCTCGGTGGCATGGACGCAGTTGCGGCGGCAGAAGTTTCGGCGCGACTGCGCCATCGCCTCGATCATCGCGCCCCTCCCTTCTCCGGGCAGTACGCCGCGCAGCACTCCGGGTCGTAGTCGGGGCACTCGTCGTCGAAGCGGTGGTGCCTGAACGGGGTCGCCTCCATCCACGGCCCGGGTTTCACGCGCTTGAGGCACCTCGGGTCGCACGAGGCGGCAGTGCAGCCGGTGGAGAAGCAGACGAACGCCCTGCCGTTATCGGCCACGGAGGCGACGCGGCCGAACTCGCCGTCGCCAAAGGGGCCGACGAACTCCACGTAATCGCCGCGCTTAAGTTCGCTCATCGCTCTCCTCCCCTCAGGTCGCGCCCGCACATGGGGCAGTGGCTGATCGAAAGGAGCGGGCCGTGCGCCGTCCAATCGTTCGCGGAGAACAGGTGACCGTCGCGGATCGCGAAGTACTTGACCCGCTTACTCGGCATTTCGGCCTCCATCACCGCGGGATGCTCTCCCTCGCAGTGCTTGCACATGGCTACTCGCCCCCTTCGATTTTGCGCACGTAGGTCGTAACGAACTCGACCACACGGGCCTTCGACCAGCCGCCACCCAGGTGCTCGGCCTCGTCCGCCATGCCGCGCAGAAACTCGGCCAGGCGCTCGTCCGCGAGCGCGGCGCTGTCTTTCTCAAGCTGCATGATCTTGAGGTCGCGGGCCGACACCTTGGCCCTCTCCTGGCGAAGCTCCTCGGTGAGGTGGTCATTGGCGTCCGAAAGGCGCTTAGCCTCGGACTCTAGTCGCCGCCTCTCCGACTCGCTCTGGCGGGAGAACGTCTCGGCTGCGTTAAGCTTGTCCACCTGCTCCTTGAGCCGAGCGATGGTCGCGTCCTTTTCCGCTAGCTCCTGCGCGAGCGACAGCTTCTCCCGGTAGGTCTCGTAGACCATCCGCTCAAGCTCGTCGGCTGTGACGGTTGGCCGCTCCACGATCTCCGGCTCTGGCGCGACGACAAGGGCATCGATGTGCTTTCGGCTGAAAATACCCATGGCTACTTGCCTCCCTTCCGCGCGTCAAGCTCGCGCTGGCGGCGCAGCAGGTCGCGAGTCTTGGTCTCGATACATGATTCACCGTATCCGTTGGCGGGGCATCCCATGCAATGGCCCCCGTGACCGAAGTACTCGCACTCGTCCTTGTGAACGTCCCCGTCTATGCGCTCCTGGGTGTCGGGATGGGTGTGGGTGAGGCGGTCTGCTCTGAACATCGTCCATCCCTTGCCGCTCGGAAGGGAGACCTTCACCGACAGAGATTCGACACTTAGCACTTCGAGCGGGGTGTCGATCCATTCGCTGTCGATGTCGTACACCGTCTCGCCCGCCTTGATCGGCAGCCCGTCGGCTCCCAGCACCTCTGGTGTGGGGCGCTTGGCAAAGCCACCGGGGAACACGGTCAGCATATTCCCGTCAGCGTCCTGCATCTGGCAGCCCCCGCCGCCGGAAAGGGTGAATATGAACTTCTCCACTCCGTGCAGCCCATCGGTATCGTCTTCGAACTGCACCGGCTCCCTGTCATCGAAGCGGGGACGCGGGAGGGCGCAGCGGTCGAGCCAAGCGCCGAAGTCCTCCCCCTCGCGGAAGTCGGGCCAGCCGTTGGCCATGGCCCACAGCTCGGCTCCCCGGCGCAGGGACTCATTGCGGGTATCGGCAAGCTCGGCGTCGATCTTGTCGGCGATGATAGAGAATGCCTCGTGGTCGCTTGGCCATTCCCCGGTCACGTCCTCTACGAGCGCCCTAATCTTCTCCGTCGGGTATGTCCAGCTGTTCCCGTCTACTCCGTTGTACGGCTCGCCGTTCGTGGCCCACCGCAGCAGCTCGCCGGCGGTCATGTCCTCGGGGTGTTTCTCGGTCATGGCTACAGCTCCTCGATCTTCTCGGCGACGAACTGCTCGAACTCGTCGCAGGCCTCGGGGTCGATTTCCAGGGCGTCGCACCACTCGCCCCTGTCCTCCGAGTAGCCGTCGTGGTTGCAGATGCAGCGCCAGATGTAGCTGGCGGTTTCCTTGTCGATCATCGTTCGTATCCTTCCTCCCGCATCGCATCGATGTGGGGGTCGTCTGTCTCGTAGTCCCATTCGGGGTCTTCGTCGGGCTCGTTCCACGGGGCTCTGGGGTCGCCGGCCCAGGTGTTGTCGGGGTAGTTGCTCACAGCCGCCTCCATCCGTCCATGCCCAGGGCCGTCAGGTAGTCGCGCGGCTCGTCCAGCAGCAGGTACTCCCAGTGGCCGCCCTCCCAGGGGCAGGGGAGGCCGCCCAGCGGCTCCTCCAGGCCGCGCACCTCGGCCCAGCGGAAGTGCAGCCGGTTGTGGTGCGCCAGGCCGTGGCAGTAGGGCCTCCCGTCGGCGTCGAGCAGGTTGCTGCCGAAGCCGCACAGCGTCACCGTCGGCTTGGGCACCTCCCGTCCGTTGGCGTCGAACAGCTTTCCCGCGCCCCGCCTCACGACGTGGTGCTGCTCGAGCGGGGAGGTGCGCCCGCAGACGGGGCAGCGGGGGAGCCTGACGCTCGGTCTGCCCATCATCGGCCGGTACATCTCCGGCAGGGTGTCCTTGGTCAGCATGCCTTCCTCCGATCCTCGCCGCCCATCTCGACGGCCTCGGTCATCTCCTTGAGGCGCGACGCTATGGCCACGCCCGCCCCGCCCTGGCTCACCCGCGCCGCGACGTGGCCGCGCGGGAAGTTGCTCGTGACGAGCACTGGGCGCGGGTGCGCCAGCGTCTGGGAGTTGTACCTGTCGTTGAACAGGTCGAACAGCTTCTCGGCCGCCCTGGGGGTCGCGGCCCCCTCCTTGCCCAGGTCGTCCACCACCAGCAGGTCGCACGCTGCCAGCGATTCCAGCAGCCCTCGCTGGTCCTGCCCGAACTCGCGCAGCTCGTCCAGCAGCTTCGTGGCCACCGCGAAGCGCACGCCCATGCCGTTGCGCAGGCAGATGAGCGCCGCGGCGCACGCCAGGGTGGTCTTGCCCGTCCCGTTGGGGCCGTGCAGGTACAGCCCGTCGCCGGCGGCGATGCGCTCGGCGAGCCTCGGCGCCCAGGGGTGGGACGCCCCGCGGTAGCGCGGCGGGATGCCGCTCGCCTCCAGCCTCCGCTCCCAGGACGCGGCTCGGGCGGCGTTGTCGGCCCGCTCTCGCTCGGCCTCCCACTCGGCCCTGGCCGCAGCGGCGCCGTCGCAGCCGCACGGCTCCCATCCGGCGAACACCTCCCGGCCGCAGAGCTTCGCCGCGAGGGGCGCGAGGAGCCGCCCGCAGTGGGGGCAGGGCCTCGGCTCAGTCGTACTCGGCATAGCGCCCCGCCTCCTCACCGTGGGCGAGGAACTGGCCCATGTACTGCTCGAAGTGGTCTGGCGAGAACAGGGTGTTCGGGGTCAGGTTCCGCGAGAACCTGGTGCCCCTGGCCGCGTCCTCGGCCCGCCACTCGTCGCGCTTGAAGCCGACCATGCCCCGCACCTGGGCGGCGTCGAAGCGCCCGGAGCACCGCTCGAGCTCGCGGCGGCACCTCGCCGGCATCGTCGTGTACGCCTGGCCCGTGGCCTCGGCCAGGGCGGCGAGGCAGAGGGATGGGAAGTCCCCCGCCGGCGCCGCGTCGAAATCGGCGGGGGGACTACAGGGGGGTATCCCTGTATCTTCCTTTACTTCTTCCTTTGCTAGGCTCGGGCTAGCGTCGGGCTGCGGTTCGGCTAGGCTCGGGCTAGCGTCGGGCTGGCACCCTCCGCGCGGCTTTTTCGCCCTGCCGCTCTGGCTGCGGGACTGCTCCAGCGAGTAGCGGATTCCCTCGAAGCCGACCTCGGCCGCCTCGGTCTTGAACTCCGGCTCGACGCCCTTGTAGTAGAACTCCACGACGGCGCAGTAGAACTCCTGCCGCGCCCTCTTCGAGCGCATCTTGTCGCCTGTCTTGAAGTACCCGTCCAGAAAGTTCACGGCCGCCCCCTTAGAACGGGATGTCGTCTTCGGACAGGGGCAGCTGCTCCTCCACGACCTCGTACTCCGGCGCGGCCAGCCCCAGACCGTCCACGATGGCCACGGCGGAGGCGACGTCTGCCGCGTCGTACTCCTCGGGCTGCTTGGAGATGGTCTCCCGCACCTTGGCCATGGCATCCTTCACGGGGACGCCGCGCTCGTCGCGGGCGCGGATGAGGGCGAGCTTGTACTCGTCGATGGGGCGGGGCCGCGGCGGCGCGGCTGGTGCCTGCGGCTTGGGCTGCTGGGCCTGGAAGGCCTGGGGCATGTCCTCGATGTCCTGCGTGAAGATGTCCGAGGCCGCCGTGGTCGACTTCACCGCGTCAACGTTCGCGCGCTTCTTGGCGATCTTGAGCACCGTGTTCCAGGTGTCCGCGATGTCGGGGTTCTCCTCTTTCACCTTGCTCCCGTTGACCCACTTGCTGCGGTAGCGGTACTTGCTCTCCATGGTCGAGCAGGTGCCCACGCCCTCGCCCATGACCTCGCCGGTGTCCCGGCTCGTGAGGGTGCACTTCACCTCGTACTCGCGGTGGCCGCCGGCCATGTCGTACCGCTTCACCTCGTAGGTCGGCACCAGGTGGAACATAAAGGAGATCTTCTCGGCCCCCGGCTGCAGCAGCGTCGGCTTCTTCCCGCATCCGGGGACGGTGCCGTAGTGCTCCCCGGGCTTCAGCACCTCCTTCATGAGGTACTGGATCTGGTTGACCTGCTGGCGCACTTCAAGGGCGCCCTGCTGCTCGGCCCTGACGATCTCGCTACTCACCGTCTCCCCCTCCCAGCAGCGCGGCGATGCCGCCGGTGCCGAGCTTTGCCGTGAGCGCCGGCAGCACCACATCGGGCGCGCAGCCGCGCACCGAGGCCCCCTTGGCGCGGGAGGGCGTCCACTCCAGCCAGTCGATCAGCTCGGCGCTCCGGGCCTCCACCACGGCGTCTCCCACGCGGCTGAACCGCTTCTGCCAGTCCTTCACGAGGACGGAGGGCACCTTCGACCAGTCCACCAGCCCCATCTCGATGGCGGCCTCCAGGGCCTCGCGCTCGTGCCCCGGCTTGACGGCGGGCGCGGCCTTGGTGAAGCTCATGCCCACCTCGCCGACCTTCTCCCCGCCGACCATGATGGCGCGGCGGTCGGTGCCGTCCTCGGCGAAGCGGTCCATGAGGCCGTCCTGGGCCTCCGCCTTGGCCTCGTCCAGCCGGGGCTTGACGGCCTTGGCCATGGCGTTGAGGAGCGCCAGGCGCTCGTCTGCGGTGAGGCTACTCATCCCCGTCCTCCTTCCCCAGCGCGTCGGCGCACATCCGGTACAGGCGCTGCTCGGCCTCGGGCGGCTCGTAGCCCTTGAGCTCCAGCGCATCGGTCAGCTTGACGAACATCTGGCACGCCTCCGGGTCGAGGTTGTGCAGGTCTCCCACCCACGGCGCGCACTCGGTGAGGGCGCAGTAGGCCGCCACCGTCACCTCGGGGCCGGTGGGGATGTCGGCTCCGTAGACCTCGGCGAAGTCGATCACGTCGTCGGCGTAGACGGCAAGCTCGCTCCCCTTAGGCAACAGCCCCACGAGGTACCCCGGCTCGATCCCGGCGAGGTTCCCCGCCAGCCACTCCCCGCGGCTCTCGCGCGTCTCCCGCAACTGCGCGCGGGCCGCGTCGAGCTCGGCCTTGGCGCGCTCGACGGCCGGATCGGCCTCCGGTTCGGGGGCGTAGACGTAGCCGTAGGTATCCCACTGCATGTAGGCGACGCTGCCCTCCGGCCACTCGCGGCGCTTGACCTCATCCGCCGTGCTGACAGAGGAGACGTATCGCAGGCCCGACATGTCCGCGTTCGAGTCCGCCACGGGGATCCCCGCCCACGCCAGGGCCTCCAGGAGGGCGGCCTTCCTCTCCTCGGCATCGCGCTTGGCGCGCATCTGGGAGAGCGCCCCGCGCCACGTGGACGCGCTGGCCGCGGTCAGGGCCCCCACCAGCTCGGCGTCGCCGGCCTCCTCGGCCTCGCCAACGGCCTCGTACCACTCCAGCGGCATCTGGTCCACGGCCTCGCCGGCGTGCGGGGCTCCCTTGCGGATGCGCCCGACGCGGGCCTTCTCGATGCCGGTGACCTCGCTCACGTACTGGTCGTCGCCGAACAGCAGCAGCTGGCGGGTGAACTCGGCCAGCTCGCCGTCCTCGTAGGTCTTCTTGACGTTGGTGCGCACCGCCGTCTCCAGCAGCTTCTTCTCGATGGCCTCCTCCACGGTGTCGTCCAGCACCACGGCGCGGAAGAACTTAAGGCCCAGGTGGCGCATGGCCTCCACGCGGGAGTTGCCGGCGGCGATGTAGTAGATGCCCCCGTCCTGCACGAGCACGGGCATCTCGTCGGGCTGGAGGGTGGACTTGTCGAAGGACTCGGCCAGGCGGGCCACGTAGTCGCGGTTGGCCTTGACCGAGTAGTCGCGCCGGGCGAAGTCGTTGCCGTGCTCGTCCTTGAGCGGGAACACGTCCTCGATGGGCACCTTCTCGTTGATGTGCATTCTCTCTCCTATCTGATCTGGTTAAACTGGAAACTACGAACTCATTTCAGCTTTTTGGCGATGCGCTCCTTGCGCTTCTGCGCCGCCTTGACCTGGCGGCGCAGGTTGCGGGCCAGCCAGTCCTCGATGGCGATCTCGCGGGCCTCCTCGGCCCTGGCCCGCTCGTAGGCCGTGAGGCCGGCCAGCGGCGGGGGAGGGGGCATGGGGTCCCACGCGCTCTCCGTCTCGGCCTCGGTCTCGCCGTAGACGGCCCGATCCCCGGGCGGCAGCTGGGCGAGCAGGTCGGATATGCGGTGGTGCACCTTCGCCAGCTGGCGCCGGCGGCGGCACGGCTCGCAGATGCCCTCCGACCCCATGCGGCTGCGCAGCGCCCCGCAGGCGGGGCACGTGGACAGCCGGCTGCGGAAGCACCGCAGGGTGATGTCCTCGCCGGACTTCCTCATGAGGTACACCTGGCTCTCGACGGCCCGCGCGCCGCGCTTGAGGGCGCGGGACAGCTCGCGGCGGGGCAGCCTCCCGGCGTTCTCCCGCAGGTACCGCAGGTCGGCCACCGTCCACTCGCGCTGCTTCGCTCCCTTCCTCGTCATGCCCCGTCGTCCACCTCCACGATGATCCTGGGATTCCTCCCGTCGTACAGAAAGCGATCCTCGAAGCCGGCGACGTACTGCGGCGTGTCGTTGCCTATCACGCCCGCGGCCACCAGGCCGTCCAGGACGAACTTCTTCGCGAACGCCACGTTGTCGATGTCGCGCCGCCGGTTGCGCTCGACCCATGTGAAGCGCACGGTGACGGGGCGGGTGAAGCGCGGCATCCGCGCCGCCCTGGCCGCCCACGCGGCGGCGTCCGTGCACTCCCGCTTCATGGCGTTGGCGGCGTACAGGCTGCCGCGCTCTGCCCTGATGTAGTCGTTGAGGGACGGCATGCGGCCCTCGATGGTCATGGACGCCCTCACGCCGCCCGCCCCCTCTGCCTCGCCGCGGCCTCCCACGTGGGGGCGCGGAAGAACGTGTTGGCGGCCACGTCGCGGTGCCACAGGGCCTCCAGGTCGATGCCCTCGTCAAGCTCCGGCGTGCGCCGGGGGAAGATGACGTCGGCCAGGGACGGGCGGAACATCAGCAGGTAGCGCGAGAGCACCGACCACAGGTTGTTGTCCATGCGGAACTCCCGGCACAGGCTCATCTCCATGCCCTGCTGCGAGGCCAGCACGAACAGGTCCCCCCGGCGGATGCGGGGCCAGCCCGACCGCGCGGCCTCCTCGCAGAGGCCCACCAGCCGCAGCCACTTGCGGGGGTAGTCCCCGGCGATCCACGCCAGGGCGTGCTCCACGCGGCCCTCGGGCGCCATGGGGGCGCCGTCGTACAGGCCGCGCTCGATGCCGTCAGCGTTGCGCATGGGCCGCCCCCGATGCTCCCAGGCCCACGCTGTAGGCCGTGTCCCACAGGGCGATGGAGTAGCCCCACACCGCCAGGACCAGCGCCAGGCACGCGAGGAACGGCGCGGCCGCGCGGGCCAGGGCCTTTGCGCGAAGGGCGGCGATGCGGTACACTTCCGGCGTCGCGTAAGGGCGACGATGCACCTTCCGGCGCGGCTGACGTTGGTAGCGGCGCCGCGCCGGCATCTCGATCTTCCTCATACGCACTCCCTCCTCTCCAGGTAGGCCGGCAGCGCCGCCACGCGCACCAGCCGCTTCCTCCCGCACTGCATCTGCGGCAGCGGGTCGCGCTGGTCGTGCGCCCACTCCCGCATCTTGTCCCGCGACACCCCGGCGATCTCGGCCGCCCTGTCGATGGTGGCGTACAAGGGCAGCTCGGCCGGCACGGGCCACTCGGCGATCACGGCTCCCTCCACTCGACGCGGGCCCCGCCCCCGTACACGCGGACGTAGAACCCGTGGTCGGTCAGGGCGTCGATGACGCGGCTGCCGCACCGGGTGACGGTCAGGGTCTGGTCGTCGCGGCCGACGTGCCCCACGACCACGTCGCACGCGGAGGGGCGCTCGCCCTCGGGCGGCTCCTCCCGCTGGGCCTCGGCCATGACCTCCATGGCCTCGGCGACTTTCTCAGGTGACATCTCTTCTCCTATCTGATCTGGTGAAACTGGAAACTACGAACTCGTTTGGGAAATTGGCGCCCCCGCCGGGACTCGAACCCGGACGCCCGGCTTAGGAGGCCGGCGCTCTGTCCGTTGAGCTACGGGGGCTGGATGGGTCAGGGAGGGCCGGAGTCGAACCGGCGCCGCAAGGCCGCCGCGCGCAGCCGCGCCGTGCGCTGGACCGGGCGCCCATGGAACGCCGCTCCACCTCCCTGTGTGGTTACGCGGCGCCCGGCAGCCGCACCTCGACGCCGGGGTTCTGCGACGCGATGCGCATAGCCTCGTAGGCCAGCGACAGGCACCGGCGCGGCGGGATGCCGGGGAACGACGCCGCAAGGTAGTCGGCTAGGTTCCCGCAGGTCGCCCGTGCGACGTTTCCGAGGAAGCTCTCCGCCGCCTGCATGGCGGCCTCCTCCTCGCGCGTCGTCTCGATTCCGTTGACGATCATTGCTCACCTCCTTTCTGGTGCATGATTGCTTCTCGAGAACCGAATAGCTTGGAGGGGTGCTCGCCCTCTGGTAGACTGGCATCGTCCTTGTCGCCGACCAGAAAGGGGATTGATGCCCTGTGGCCGAGTTTTTGAGGACGCGGTCTCTGTGATTCCGACGGGCCGCATGGAGTAGGGCCCCTAAAGCCGTTGGAGCTAAGGCGCTGCAGCAACAGCGCGTCTTCCGCAGAAGCGCCGCGCGAATCGGTAATATCGGCAAGCCGAGGCAAACGACCCTGGCAACAGGGCCGCGCGCCGAGGATGTCACCGCGAGGTGTCCGACCGGCGTGGAGCGGTTGTGCCGCACAGAGAAAGAGCCTGCAGCAGGTAGGCGCTCGGTTGCTGACGTGTGGCCGCCTGCTGCTCCCTCCAAGCTATTCGGTTCTCAAAGTTCGGATGCCGCCGCTACGCCGCCTCGGGCGCGTTCCTGGGGCCGGATGCGTGCTCGTGCACCATGTCCGGGAACTCTCCGGGCGCGGCGGCCAGGAACTCGACGGCCCACTCTTTGATCGAGTGGAACGTCGAGGCCATGAGCGTTCCTTGCCAGCGGGTCATAGCCTCAATGCGCTTTGACATTTCGCGCTCGTCGCTCGTCGCGCCGACGAGCGGGTTTGGCAGAGCTTGTATCATCGCCGCTTGGATTTCCACGGTCAGCTGTACGGCTGCCCTTTCCTGGCTGCCGTACAAGAGGTCGTAGTTAGTTCGCTTCGCTTCTCCCATGTTTCCACCTCCTCTCTCCTGTTCCGCGAGGGCGCGGTGGTACAGGTACGCGCCCCGTATCCCGTAGAGCATCATCTGCCCCACGGTTACGCCCTCCAGCCTGGCCTCGACCTCGGGAAGCGACCCCGCTGTCTCCTCCGCGGCCCTGGCAGCCCTTCCGGCGGGGCCGTCGGCCCCGAAGTAGCTCTCCAGCTCTGCTTCGTGCCTCTCTCCAGTGCCCATGGTCCTCCTTTCTGGTAGAGACTTGCCGGTGCTGCTAGGCGATGAGGTAGCCGACCGTGATGCCCCCGAGGCGCGCCTGGTCGTCGAGGGACTCGACGGCCGCGTCGCACGCTCTCCTCGCGGCGGCCGATGCCGGGCCGTCCTCTTCGAACATCGCCTCCTCCTTCTCGTTCATAGGCCTCCTTTCTAGCTGAAGAGAACCGATGGCTACTGGTGTCTGAGAGCCGAGCATCTTGGAGACGGCGCGTCCTTGCGCTATCCTCTTGGCGTTCCCATTGCGGAGCCAAAGTGAACACTTTCGACGGAAAGGAGGCCTTGCTTTGGCGGATGTTTTGAGGACGCGGTCCCTGCGCAGGTGGTGCGCCGCACGGGTGGCTCCGTAAGAGGCACGGCTGTCTGCCGGCGCGCAACCGCCGGCACTGCGCTAGCAGGGCAAGAGGCCAGGGCGGGCGGCTTCGGCGCGTTGCGGCGCTGCGGCCGCCCGTTTCGGTGCCCGTCTCCAAGATGCTCGGTTCTCAAGGTGCTGGTGCCTTGGGTTTGGAAACAGGAATTTATTTACTGTTAGTAGCGAAAAAAATTTCCTGTAACTCTACGCCAAGGAACTTAGCCAGCTGCCTAGCGGTTTCGATGCGCATGGAGCCCGGATCGGCTTCATAAGCATCATAAGTCGGCTTTGAAATGCGAAGATGTCTACAAATCGCAGCCTTGGTAACACCTTTGTCCACTCGTATCTGCCTGAGTGATTTCATAGTACCTCCTTTCAAGTGAAAACAGTAATTTAATTCCTGTAGACTGTCAAGAATAAATTTACTAAAATGGAGGAAAAAATTTACCTTTGGAGGTGAGAGATGAGCATCGCCGACAACATCAAGCAGTTGCGCGACATATACAACGTGACGCAGCGCGAATTGGCCGAAGTTGCCGGAGTGACCGAGAACGCGGTGTCAAAGTGGGAGAACGGCTATGCTGAGCCGCGTATGGGCGCTATAGAGCGCATGGCTGCCTGCTACGGCTTGTCCAAGATGAACATCATCGAAGATGCCGGCATGACGCTTATCGACCCCATCACGAAGAAGCCACGCTCTCCTCTCCCCAAAGGCGCCATCTTCCCCCGTCGCTCCAAGCCGGCATTCGCCCCCAAGCTGGGGCGCGTCCACGCCGGCGAACCCCAAGACCCCGAAGTGATGGACGGCCCCATGGTGGAGCTGTCCGAGAGCATCGCCGAGGCGCATCCTCGCGCCTACTTCCTGGAAGTGGAGGGGGACTGCATGGACAAGGTTTACCCGGAGGGGTGCCTCATCCTGGTTGACCCCGACCGCGAGCCCGCCAACGGCTCCATCGCCGCCGTGAGCATCGATGGTGCCGATTACGTGATGCGTCGTCTGCTGCGCACCTCAAACACCATGGTGCTCGCCCCGGAGTCATTCAACCCCGAGCACGAGGACATAGTGATAACCGCTTCGGGCGGCAGGACGGTTGAGCTGGCGGGCACCGTAGTCTGGTATCAGCCAGCTAGGGAAATGAGCTAGCAAGGCAACACCGCCCATAGGAGCGTTGCGCATATCAACATCTGAGCGGAAAGGAAGAAAGACATGAAGGCATTCGGAAAGATCGCTGCGGCCGCGTTCGCCGCCGCCCTGGCAGTGTCCATGACGGGATGCGCGGGAGGGGATGCGCCCGAGGAGAAGGCCGCCCAGCCCGAGGCGCAGCAGGGGGCCCAGGCCGAGCCGCAGCAGGGGGCCGAGCCTGCCGCAGACGCCGGAAGCGGAGCAGCCGCGCAGAAGGACTTCGACGGGTCTGGCTACTCCGACACGGGCGAGGGCACGATGTACCTGGCGACCGCCGGCGGGACGAGCGAGGGCGGCAACGTGCCCCAGATCGCCGGCGGCGGCACGCTGTCCATCGACGTGGTGACCGAGGGCATGGACGGCTCGGTGTGCACGGTGTACGTGGACGGTGTGGAGAACAGCAAGGTGAACGCCGGGGAGATGAGCCAGAACGGCATCGTCATCGGAGAGGGCGCCACGGAGCCCGGCGTCCACACCGTGGAGCTCGTGAAGATGGACGGCGATGCGCCGGCGATCTACAAGGTGGCCCAGTACGAGGCCGTGTAGCGTCCGACATCGCAGCGCGGGGCCAGCCAGCGAGGGAGATGGAGTAGGGAGGTGACGCAGGTTGGTTTCACTTGATGGCAGTGGGTTGCCCCTGTGGCTCATCGCCCTAGTGCTCGCCGTCGGCGCCCTCTGTTATCTCGGCACGGGGATCCTGTCGGAGCTTACATGGCGCAACGCGACCCTGAAGGATTTGGAGATAATCCGGCGTCTAAGGGAAACCTCCACGGATCGCAAGGTCTTTGTCAGCGTCCTAGTGGACGACTACGAGAAAAAGGTGTTGAAGAGGCTAGATGCGCGGTTAAACGGAAAGACGGCGGTTGCTGTGACGATTGGGGTTCTCGTGCGTGCCGTCCCCGCTTTTGCCTTGACTATGGTCATCTGGCCCCTGTATGTGCTCTACGGGGTGTCACAGGGTTGGCAGATGAGCGTCCTCGGGCTGGCTCAGAGCCTGTTCACATGGTTCATCGGCGGATTGATGCTCGAAGGGCTCTTCTCGGTCATGAGGCCTTTCGTCAAGCCCCTATCCGAACGGTGGAACAGGGTAGCCGGCGGCGGTGATGCCGAGGGCCAGGAGGATGCAGGCGATGTACCACGAGGCAAGGAAGGCTAG